TGTACATGTTCATTTACTTGTTGTTGATTAAATTGCTGACCGCTATTTCGCTCAAGTCTAGCTAGGCGCTCTCGGATTAGAGTATTAGCATAAGCATCCATTTCAGCCTTTGAGTACGTCTTTGAGTCTGTTTCTAGGCCATACTCATCATTATCAATGAATGGTTTAGGCTCATTATTTCCATCAGCATCGGACGGTTCAGCTTTATCGCCATATTCATTAGCTTCTACTTGATCAACTTTGGCCTCTGTTTGATTAACCTTGGCTTCTACTTGAGGTTCCAGTTGTCCTGGATTAACGGATAACTCATCTTTTTGTTCGGGGGCCGATGTTTCACGTGAAACTTCAGATGGCTTTTCGGGTGGAACCGTATTAGTTATTTGGTTCAGTAACATATCATCTACGTTTTGTATCGCCATATTGCTTTTCCTTTGCTTTTGAATGTTCAATCATTATTTTTGTTATGTTGTCAGCGTGAGAGATTGCGTTATCGGAGTGTGTGCGATGCATCTCAGCCATATATCGAAGCTTGGCTTCTTCTAGCTGCGAGGCATTTTCGAGATACTTGAGCTGCATTTGCTGCTGTTCCATTTCGGCTTTTGTTTGGCTTTCTTGCATTTCCATTTGTAGTTTTTGTTTTTCAAGCTCAATTTTTTGCATTTTATATTGAGCTTCGGCCATCGCAGCTTGATCTTGCGCTGAAGGTTGCGCCGCCTCTTGAGGCATTTGGCCACTTTTACCCGCTTCAACAATTTCAGGGGGCACAAGTGTTTTAAATCTGTTTCTAATTTCGAGTGTATTTGTAAGAGGCAAGTTCTCCGCATATAAATCGGCAATAAGGTTAAATATTTGAGGATTACCTTGTAAAGCAAGATTGAGCGACTGGAGGGCTTCCGCTTTCTGACCTTCATAGCTTGGGCCAGCTTGTAGGCGTACTTCAAAGCTTCCTTTTCGAAGGTCATTCTTTATCATCTCCCCGTAATCATCTTGTTGTTCATTGACTTTTACAGCCTGCCTACCCTTGTCGGGAAACATTAATGACATCACGCGTTCGGTATCATAAACCCTTGGGATCATTTGGTTTACAACTGTCCCGCCGGCTGTAATTGCTCTATTAATACTATTAAAGGCAACGTAAGTCGGATATGAGCCTTGTCTAGTTCGCGCATCGATTGCGGCCCCTGACACCTCATTTCCTTGCTGTCCAAGCCTCGATGGATACATGCCCGTGGATGTATACATGTCCTCAATAGCTCTTTGGTATTGATTGATGAGGCTTATAGGCAATTCGGGTGGTCTGAGCTGTTCAGGTTTTGAACCGTCCTTGGCAGAATCGTACATCAGCATTCCTTGTACGGCTGCTGGGTTTGTCCAAACCTTTTGAGTTTGGGGGCTAGATGCGTTTTCTTTGTTGCCGATAAATTGATCGTACCTTGATATTTTTAATAGATATGCTATTTGGGTGCCAAGATAATTTAGAAATCTCTGAGCGTCGACTGCGTCGGTAATGAATGGCCTACAAACTTGCTTACCATTTTTATCATAGAATGAGTTTTGATCGACAAAGATAATTGGGCAATCTTCTGACGGAAACTCTTCTTCTTCTAAGATATACTCACCGGCTATCTTTCTATGGATAAATTTAGAGCGTTTATATTCCCTCTCACCTTCGATGCGAACTAATTCGCCATCTATATATAAAGCCATGATATCTATATCTTGCATCATTTCTATTGGTGGGGCCGGAATAGGAATTTCTTGAGGATTCATCCCATAATCGCCGCCCCCCGCCATTGATTGCACTTGCTGAGCCTGCATTATAGCATTCATTTCTACTTGTTTTTTGGCGATATGATCTTTTGAGCTGATAATGAGCTCATCCATTTGCGTTTTATCTAAAACATCTCCGTTGGACATCTTGTAAAGTATATCTTTAACGTAAGTGCGTTCAAAATCATCGATTACGGTAACCGATTGATCGTCAGCCCAGCAAAAGCCAAACTCTGTGGCAACATTATCTTCAACTGATGCGCTAAAATCAGCATTACCTTTTGATTTAACTTCACCTGCCGTTTCTGATAAGACCTGATTTTCGATATCTTTACCATAAACCTGTTGAAATTTTTCGCGAGTCATGCGCGATACGTAACCACATCTCATGCCATCAATTTTATTAATATGCTCTGCGCCAATGTCCCAGTAACAATGTGTTGCATCTTTGACAGGCCGGTAGATGATGTCCAGGTCAAAAGACTTATCATATGTATAGGCTGTATCAATGATAAAAGCGCCAAACCCACCTACGAATGCCTGGGCAGCCGCTTGTTGATAAACAGTCTTGGCGTCGGTGGATAGCATTAGATCTTTAACGACGATTTGTCTAATCTCAGCGGTGCGCTCATCACAATTCGACAAAGGAACCACCTCAAGCTGAGGTGTGTTTTGTTGTTGCTCACCAAGCAGTGTATTAATTAAAGTTGAAAGCTTATTAAATTGCAATGGCACTTTCTTAAAGCTTTTTAGAATGTCGGTTTCTTCAGTGTTCCACTGTGAGCCCATAACAAAGGTATGCATTAGATGATAATTATCAATATTGTATTTAAAATATTGCGTCCATTTCTTGATGTAATCTTTGGCCTTTGTTGCAACTTTATTATCTTTTTTGGGTTTCATGTGAACATTCCTGCGTATTTGTCGGGAATAAAATTAGGCTGAAAGTGGCCGTGCTGGGCAAAATCACCAACAGCGAAAGTAAGCGATAATGCATCGGCTGTATCGGGTGACTTCATACCGCGCTTGCGCAATTCATCTTTAGATTCAATTTGAAGGCGACCTGACGAGTCAAACTTATAGCCAAGGGATGTTAAATCACCGAGAAGCTCGTCTGAGTCAGGTATTTGTATGGCCGATTCTTGAGCCAGCCACTCACGCATGTCATGCCATAATTCGGCTCTGAGGTTCCTAAACTTATCTTTATCATTAGCACTACGAGCGACATTAACACCTTCAACGCAGTCATATCCAATCTCTAATAATCTGTCTACAATTCCAGCACCTATGCCAATGCAATCTATACATACTTTGGCGGGGTTTTCTTTGTCTATGATGCGCCGTATTGCGCCTACAGTTTCCATTGTATTTAAATTGTAATGTGTTTCTAAATTGTAAACCAGACGCCCTTTGCGTCTAATAATTGCCGTTCTATCATGATCTGATATGGCTGGATCAACTCCAATAACAAGGGGGGAATCGCTAGTTATGTCTCCTTTGCGGGCTCTATTGACTAACGCGACCTTGATAAACCTATCTGCAACAGGATTGCGAAAAGCATCGAGCGCCGTCATTGGGTATTCAGTATTAAACAGCTCTACGGCTGTTTCATGATCGTTGCTGAACTCTAATAATTTTCTACGCCGCCAAATAAGGTGTTCAAAACTAAGGCCATCAGTCCCATGCTCAGTTAATAAACGCTCTTCTTCATCGGATGGTGTCGCAATCTCATGCTCTCGAAGCTGGGCTTTATATTCTGGCTGCCAATACCAAGGCACAAATATAGCTTGAAATTCCGATTGCCCGCTTATAGCAGACATCCATAGGTTATAGAAATAATTACCAATGCCATTAGCTGTGCTTTCTATGATTATCTCTGTTCCTGGCTCGTTGGAAACAGCCTGTAGAATTCCTTTAGCATGCTCCTCGGCGTGAGGATAATAGGCAGCTTCCGAAGCATGCATGAGCTGTATTGTTTGGCTTCGGCCAACCGCCTTGTTTCCAGCCGTGCCAACACTATAGCCACTATTAAATTGCTTAAAATTAAGTTCCTTAGCATTCGAGGCGTCAGATTTGGGTGCCAATCCCTCTGGCAACGAATCATAATAGCGCTTGGCCATGTCAAAGAGATTCTTCGTGGCTTCGGCCTCATGTGTGAGGATGAATGCCTTTTTTCCTGTTGTAGTAATGACTTTCCAAAAGTATCTAGCTTGGACATATGTAGAACATCCTTGTTGCCGGCCCTTCAAGATCAAGGCTCTAACTTTGCCAGTTTTATTCAATTGCTGCTCAAGGCGCTCATGCAAATATGTTTGCGCTCTATTTAGCTCAAAGTTTTTAATAGCGCCTGATTTGGTGCGTATGTTAAGAAATGCCTTAGCGAACAAGGGTAAAGACTTAATAACTATATCAAGCTTATCTTGCATGAGTTACTTATTTGCGTCAGGTATTTTATCTAATGCTTTTTCTAATGCGGATTTATCGCTTGGGCCATCGCCTAATTTGTCACCGTATATTTTAGGCGCTAATTTAGAGGCGTGCCATTTTCTTAAATCAACTCTAAGTCTAGAACGATTGATATGATCGCCATTGATTATCCAGCCTATAGGCTTGCCTTCATCATCTAGTTTTTCCATCCAGTCATTCGTTGCATCATCAGCAATATCAAGCGTTTCTTCCGCTAAAAGCTCAGCTTGAGCCATCTTAGCTTGTGTGTACTGATCTGAAAATGACTTGATTTTGTATCGCCATCTAAAGATGGTGTCATGACATGGTAAATCATCATGCATATCGCAAAGCTTCTTTAGGCCGAAAGTAGTAGTAGCTACCCTTTCGCAAATTAAATCGGCTAATTCTTGAGTATAAATTGATGGTCTGCCGAGAGTACTCAAATTTAATCCCTTAATATGCTGAGAGCGCCCTAAGACGCTCTCGTAACTTTCTTTGCGCTAGGCAAAAGTGCAATTGAAAATGATATTAAATCTTCGGCCCAATTTGCACATTGCGATGCGGTGCTTTCATATTTTCTTCGGGTTCACCTGGTTCACAATAACGCGGTTGTTGTGCAAGTTGCTTGTTAACGTGTTTGCCGTACCAGCTACCAACACCGTTATAATGAGTGTCTTGTTTTGCTTCGCTGTAATCTTTAATTTCACCGTTCATTTTAGGCTCCTAAATGTAATGAAATATATCTCAAATAAAAAGTAATAATTTTTATTGATTTAAGATTATCACGTTAGTCTTTTGCTTGCACTATTCTTACTTGACATCATGCCAATAAGCTTTAAAAGTTCTTGCTTTAATAGCCTGTTTTGAATTCTAACTTCTTCACACTCTAATCTTAGTAAGTTATATTCCTGCCTGAAATTTCTACGGGTGATTTCCTGATGCATGGCTGTTAATCCTAAAAATGTTGGGGTTCGGGATTATAAAGATTCTATGGCCGATTGACAGCGTCTTGCTTAATTTTAAGTTTGTGTCAGTTAATATCTGACCGTTTTAGCGTTAGACGATAAAAAAAGAAATATCAATAAAACCTTGCATTCTTGTTTTACATTGATGTAAAATGATTTTGTTGATTAGTTACCAACTGGGAGAAAAGAAATGAAACATAATCACGTAGAATTATTTAACCTTAAATGCAATATGATGAACATTCCAAAGATTAGTAAAGTATTTAAAGGAATGGTTGAGTCATTATTAGAAATTAGTGAACGCACAAAAGGGATATATGTTCTTGATACTGATAGTTTGCCAGTAATAGAAGCCGCTATCAAAGACGTTGTTAAAGATGATTATTTGTCCTTTGAATTAAGAATGGTGGTGTAAATGGATAAAAGATTTATTCTTATGTCAGATGGTGATCAATTATTTTTAACTGATTGCCATCTAGTAATCTTTGACCAAATAATAAATTCAATAAAACAAGGGTTTAATCCAAAGAATTTAACTGTGATAGATAATGCATGCGATGGAATGGTAAGAAGTTGGGTAGAATTTATGTATTTTTGGGGTTATTGATAATGAAACTTTTACAAATATTTTTACTTTCTTTAGGGTTGGTGGGCACATTAACTTGCGCCAGTGCGGTTCTTCTTATTGCTCATCATTATTTTGAATGGGTGAAGGGCTTGGTATAGGTATAACAAACTTTATACAATATGTGTTTTTCCGAGTTTTATTGTCCATAT